ACCAGTTGAATAATAAACATATTGAGGAAACGCATTAAGATTCTTAATCGAGATTCGATTGTAGTCTTCTTGTGCTCTTAAAACTTGTAAAGGATAATCCACAGGCAGAACAGAACCACCTTGCATACGAATAAATGCAGATTCTAACTTTACAGGTCTTGTAATATTAAATTGTTGTCCAGTACCAATTGTGTACGATACTGCACCAGTCGCTTGTAATCCTATTGTTTCTAAGTTATATACCATGTAACGTCTGCGTTGCCATTGAGCAAGCATCATGTTTAGCATATTGAAACAATCGTTTATATCTTCAGCCAATGGAGTTTGTCCAACACCTATGACGTTTGCCGTTTTAAGTGCTAAAGTAATAATATCTCTAGGAGTTGTCGGCAATGGTTGGCTCATATCTATCCTTAATCTGAAGAATGGACTCCCAATTAAGAGAGTCCACCAATACATCTACAACGCAAATTAAACTACGTCTGCTACTACGCAAGCCCATTCAGGTTTGATTGCAGCGTAACCGTATAGAATATCCATACGAGTAATCAAGCTATCTGACATAACGTCATATGCTTCAATCATACGCAATGAAATTCCATCAAAGTTAGCACGAGCAGCTTGTACCACACCAGCAGTAGGCATTTCTAAATCAGCAGTTGCTAAAGTAAATGCTTCTGGGAAGTATGCCAAGTTCTGACGATACTGTGTACCAGCAGGCATTACTAAGCTAATTGCAGCAGAGTTAGCTGGAGATGCAGTTACTGTATTAAACGCAGCAGGAGCTGGAGTAATCGCTGGGTAAATTGGGATAGAAGTTGCACCAGAGTTTACGTTAGCAGTTACAACAAACTGACGTAATGTACCTTGTGATAAACCAGTTAAACGGTTAATCGCATATACACCAGCAATAGTAATAACATCACCAGCGTTCAATGAACCAGTAATTGCATTAACAGTTAAAGTTGTACCTGTTTGTGAACCACCATTAACAGTACCAGCAGTAAATGTACCAACAGTATGAACTAAAGTTGTCTGGTCATACATCCAATCAAAACCTAAAGTATCACGAGAGATAATACCTGTTTCATATTGATCACTAATCTTAACTTGTGGATTAAACAAACCAGCTAATGAGCTAATGGTACGAGATTGTGTTACTGGATCAAGAATAATCTTACGATCCATTCTTGGTGATAAGTTCTGGTCAAGTGCTGCACCAGCTTGTAGCCATTGAGTAGCAGTTGGACTAGACAATGTTGAACCACTTAGGTTTGCAACTAAGTTTGCTGAAGTATTAACTACGTTCATCAAGTCAGCAGCAACATAAGCAGCTAAACGGTTAACAGCAGGAGCTAAAATACGTTCGCTGAAGTCATCCAATTGCATAGTTTTCTCAGCAGTACCAAAAGAAACAGGTACGTTTGCTTGAGTAGCTACGGTTAAAGTTGTGTTTTGCTCATTAGTTCCTTGTGGAGTAATAGCTGGTCCAGTAGAAACTGTGTAATCGTTAGGTAAACGTACACGGAGTGTGCTTCCTATCTTGGCCCCGGTGCGAGCAAACTGATCATCATATTGACGGCTTACTGTGCGTAAAAACGCATTAGTTTGAGTAAACAGACGCACCGCTTCATTGGTAATCTGGTTAATCGTTAATAAAGAATTCGTAGTCATTTGACTCTCCATTTAAATTGAAAAAAAGGAAATACTCACTTTTCGTCTTGGCTAGAGAGAAACAATTTACGCCTGTTACAATGATTAACGGTTCATTTCGACCTATGAATTGATTGTAAATCCTATCAAAAATAATTTCAATAGGATTTTTTTATTTAGCGTTTTTTTCTTGCATTTGCAGCTCTCCAACGAATCCATGCTTCAGAATCCGATGGATTAGGTTCAACAGTTCCTAAAGCTCTGCTTGAACCACCTTCAACATCACCAACAGGAGCTGGAGCATTAGACTTCTGTTTTCCGAGTTCCTTCGTTGCTTTTGAAGATAATTTAGTCAACTCAACTCCCATTTGTAATGGACTTAAATTAGCTATTCTTATTGCCTCATTGATGTTTTCAGACTTACCTAAAAATGTAATGACTTTCTCAGGACTTGGAATTGCAGCTAAAGCCTGCAAGAATTCCTGACCACCGACACCAGCTAATTGTAAGTTCGTTACGGATTTGTCGTAAACATCACCAAATTCTTCCTTAGCGTTCTTCTCAATTTCTGTCATCTTAGCCACAAAAGATTGTTGTTGAACCTGTTGCTCTGCTATTTGTTTAGCATAAGTCATTGCTAGTTCTTGAATATTCTCTTGAGGTTGAGCATAGGTTTGTTCTGGTTGCTGTTGTGCTCTAGCTTGTAATTCTTCTAGCTTTTGCTTAGCAGCGTTCTTTTCGGCAGCAAGTTCGCCCATCCTACGTCTTGCCCAGTCAGGCAGTTCGTTATATGAGTTCTCTTGTTTTGGTTCTTCTTTAGGTGTTTCTATTGGTTCTTGGTTTAATTCAGCGTCTATTTGCGTTGTAGCTGTATCTTCCATTATTGCTCCTGTTGTAAGTTAGGTAAGTATTGACTAATAACCTGTGATGGATCGAAATTGGTATGCTCGTATTCCTTCGCAGGATCTTCTTCGTTCTCAATCTCCGTAACGGTTTTGTCGGTAATTTGATTGAGTTGTGTTGGACTTAATTGTCCAATTAATGCTTTCATGCGATCTGTTTCTGCTTTAAACGCTGCGATTACGTCTTGACGTTCATTCTCGTAACGCAATGCTAAATGGTTCAATGCATCTACGTCAGCACGTTGTTTCTCAATAGCAATGTATTGTTGCTTCTCGTTCAATTGCTCTGTTAATTGCTGAATGACCAATTGTTGCTGTTGTAACTGTTGCATCATGGCATTTTCTTGCTCAGATGGCCCAGTTCCTAAGATGTTCGGAGGTATCCAGTTACGCATACGTTCTTGCAACTTGTCAGCACCAGGAAAGTCTGCACTTCCCATATATAAATCACCAATAACTTGCGACAGAGCTGGTTGAGCAGTTAGTAGCTTAGTCATCGCATCAAACGCTTCTTCACGCTTCGTATCGTAACTTGGGCCACATTCTGCTACTACATCATACTTACCAACATTCGGATTAAAGATAGTCTTAACCTTAGCTTCTTCTTCAATCTCGTTTTGCATAATAGCTTGTTTAGCTTGTGGATCGACCATAATTTGATCTTCAGAACCATCTTCACCTAAGATTCTAACAATACGCTTTGTGTCATATATCTTAGGAATCAAGTCAATAATAATCTTACCTATAAACTGAATCGTATTTGCCTGTGCGTCTTGGAAATGGAATGTTGCACGATTACCTTGATTAACACGCTTATCAATAGAAACACCTGACAACTCTTGGCTTTGCTCGCCAAAAGTTTGTTCGTACTGACCAGATGTCATCATCATTTCCATGTTGGCAGCTTGCATACCTTCCATGTAAACAGGAGCACCCATTGGAGCTGGTGCTTTCTGTGGAGCTGGTACTGGATTGCCTTGTTCATCCATATGGTTGTATGGTAGATAAGCATGATTCTCTACGTTAGCAGTTGCCCAATAGTTTTCTAATCCTTCGATAGCTTCTACAGGTGCAACATACGGACTCTTGGATTGCAATGCACCATATTCTAATGCAGCACTCGCATTGTAGTTATAAGCACGTTGAGCATCCTTCATGTAGCGAACAATACCTTTACGGTCTAGTCTTTGCTCGATGATGACTTCTTCGCCTACTTGTCTAGCAATAGGAATGTAACTGCCAGGCCATATGCCTTTTTCCAAGACTTCTTGTCCACCGATTAAATACTTACGGATAACGTGCTTGTCAATCCTACGTCTGTCAATACCTTCGCCACCTTGACGAATAATCTCATTAAAGAGTTTGCGTTCTTCAACAGTAATGTCTGACTCACGCATGAACCTTGTCGATCCATCGTCATTCGTAATCGAATATAGCCATTCTTTACGAGTTTCTTTCTCGAAGTATGTTGCTAGTCTTACTACGTCTTTAGTAATCCACATCTGATTGCCACTTGGACTAGTAGCAGGAAGTCTGACATTTGGATATTTTTTCTCAAAATCTCGTCTTGGCATATCTTCATAGATAAACGCGAACCTAGCATCTGAACCATCACGCTTCTTAATATGAGGATCGAGATAAACCGACATAGCGTCTGGAATCTCTTTGATATATATTTCTTGGTCAAATGT